AGAAAATAAAACACGATGAAAGGAGTGAGATAACCAGGGATGGCTAGTAATCCTTTTACTAATGAAACTTTTAATAAATGGTTTCTTGAATTTTATGAATCCCTTGATAAGGATCTAGAAAAAATAACTATTAAACATCTTGAAAATAGACATAAAACGGAACAAGATTTAGAACAGCGTCAACAGATATTATTATCTAAAATAAAACAAGATGCTGTTACTCAATTTGAAAAAACTTGGACAGACCTTACTATGCGCGTCCACGCTGGTGAACTTTCCTCCGAAAAGCAATATCAAGAAGAGCTTTCAAAATTAAGAAATGATTTTCTGACAGACATGGAAAATCGAATGATTCAATCCAGTAATGTTCTTAGAAAGTCATATGATTTGAAACGACAAATAGAATATGAGTTAAAACAAACTCAAACGCAACTTGAACAATGGTCTAACATGATTGAAGAAGAACAAGTTCTTGAAGAAGATAGAAAAAAGGCTCAAGATGCTATTAATAAATTAAAAGTTCAGGAAATGAGATTAGAATTAGAATTATTTTCTTTTAAACAAGAAAAAGAAATAACATATTCTAAATTTCAAGAACAACTTATAAATGAAGAAAAAATAAAACGAATTAAAGCTTTTCAAGAAGTAGAAAAAGAAAGAAAAAATCTCTTGGAAAAAGGAGAAGAAGAGGCTTCTGTAAATGAATTAATATCCGGTAAAAAAGATATTATCGAAAGAATTTTTGAAAAAAATATTGCAAAGATTTCAAATCCATTACTTAGAGCTTTTACAGATAAAGATACTGATGCTTTAGGTACGGTTAATCATATGGCAATAGAAGAGATAAAAACTCTTAATCCTGTATTAGGAAACATTTTATCAACATTAGAAAATGGATTTAATGAATTAAGAAAAGCACTAAAAAAGAATGTTGATGACGCCATGGATACTTATACTAAGTACCTCGGTCCAATCAACACTCGTTTGCAAGGTAGTGGTAAAGAATTTGAAGAACTTATCGAGACCATGCAGGATAATCTTACCACGTCTGTATATGTCAGTCAAAAAAGATATGTTGAAAATTTATCTACTTTAGTAGATAAAGGTGTTGCATATAACCTAGAAGAAAGAGCATTGATGATTACTTTAGGAGAAAAGATTTCTACTACCTTTAATGCTTTAGATGAAAATCTTACTAGATTAATTCGTTTGCAACAGGCAGATTTAACTCGATCAGAATTAGGGTCTCAAGCAAGTATTACTAATTTTTTAAATACAAATTTTAATGATACTTCTTATTTATCTGATGCATATAAAACGATTAATTCAGTATTACTTGAAGCTACTTCTCAAATGAATCCAGATCAAGCAATGTCCTTTTCTTATGCAGTACAAAAATGGTTAGGTGCTTTATATTCGGTAGGAATGAGTCAACAAGCAGTACAATCTATTGCTCAAGGATTAAGTTACATTAGTACTGGTAATGTTTCATCTCTATCCTCCCAACCTGGATTACAAACTTTATTAGCATTATCGGCATCAAGATCTGGACAATCATTATCTTCTATGTTAACATCTGGATTAACTGCGGCTAATGTAGATGAATTATTAAAATCTATGGTGGAGTATTTATCAGATATTGCTAAAAATACTTCTAATCAAGTTTTAAAAGCTCAGTGGGCAGATATTGTCAACATGTCTGTTTCTGATTTAAGAGCCATTTCAAACTTAACTACAACTGATATCTCTCATATTTATGGATCAAGAAATTTAGATTATTCACAATCAAGAGAAGAGGTTAGAAATCAATTAGCATTTATTTCTAATCGTACTTCCATTCAAGAAATGTTAGATAATGCCGTAGATAATTTCATGTTTACTTTCGGCATGAATATAGCAACCGATACTGGTGCTTATTTAGCTTTTAAAATGGAGGATGTTGCAGATCGTATCTTAAGTTTATTTGATGGTACGACTTTTGGTAGTACCATTGGTGGAGCTATAAAACTTGTAGCAGCAGGGTTATCAGCTTATGCTATGACCTCTGGATTTATCAATACTGCAATGGATACTTTCGAGAGTTTGAAGAATGGTATCTTTTCCATCTCTTTAGATTCTTGGAACAGCACTCCATATAATGTAAATAATCGAGGAGAAGCATATTTAGGGTTAACTGGTCCAATGGTTACCAAAGGCGTATATGATTTAGCAGATACATCATCTTCGGTTGGAACTGCTATTTCAAGTAGTACTTCTGTAACCGCTATGGGAATAGAGGCCACGAAGAATTTTGCAGATGTAGAACAAAGAGTAGTAGAAACTGGAAAAACTATTTCTGGTCAAAATGAAGAAACTAATGATACTTTAGATAAATTATATAGTATGTTATTTGAAAAACAATCTATTCCAATTAAAGTTAGTTTAGATTCAGCATCAGAAGAAGTGCTAGCAGAATTCTTTAAAATAATCGCCACAAATACTGATACTTTATCTTCTGATATAGAGAGATATACTAATAATTCATCTACATCTGTTCAAAATCTTATTAATCTTTTGTATTCAGTGAGGAGTTCGTAATGAATCAATTATTTTTTCAAAATACTATTCAAAGTAAATTTATCAAAAATCTTCTACTGAATACTTCGTTACCAATAATCAATTCAGTTCAAGATGGAGATTATATAATAACTGGTTTTAGTTATTTATATAACAATTATATCATTAAATGTAGTAAAAGTGGCGTATTAGGAAATACGGATGATAATCAACCACACTTTGATATCTTAAAAAATGATTTTGTATTTGGACGAACGTATATAAGAAATACTAATATATTTGAATCTTCTTCTAATACTTATGATAGCGATACTCATAGATATTTAGGAGAATATTTGAGATTTTATAGAGATATCTTTAAAACAAATTTAATGCCTTTTTATAATTGTTTCAATGGTCAATATACTTCTAAATTTTATATCGATAATTCCTCTTTAACAGTTAAACAAAATCCATATGATTATTATAAACAAGGTGGAGAAGAATTTAATTCTAGATACTACTATAGAGAAACCTTTAAAGTTATTCAGGTTCCTATAAAATTTAATAAAAAATATACTATTGCTTTAGATTGTAATGCTAATGTTATTATAGCTCCTTGTTTTATTAATCATGGACAATTGATAAAATGTAATTATGGTGGAGTAAATATAGATTTAACAACTGAATTTAATAAACGATACTCTTCTATTCATGTATATAGTAATATTAATTTTAAACACCCGGTAGTAGAAGAAATTATTAACCAAGATACAAATTTATTGTCCACTGCTTCCGGATTTGAAAATATTGTTTTACCAAGAGACTTGACTTCATTATCTTTAGAACAATTATTTCAGCGGTATGAAAAATATCTGTATTTACTAATACAACTTCCTAATGATAATTCTTCTTCCATAACCATTTTAGAAGGAGATTATACGAATTTAGATTGCAATGAAATCTTTAATATTGAAGAAGTTGATTTATTAGATAATAAAACTTTAGATTATTTATGTAAGAGTAATCTTAGTTTATTGAACATCAATGATAATACAAGATATCCTTATGCGAATAGATTAATAGAATATCTCTTATGGAATGTTATAGATAATAATGAAGAGATTGGAGATAATGTATATAGAATACAAAAAATCATTGGAATAAATGAAGATGTTCATACTCCTGGATATTATGATAATTATTTAAGAGCTAAAGTATTTACTAATTTTAAAGAAAGTAATAAATACGTCAATCTCGATATCAATGGATATGTTGATAAAGATATAGAATCTTTTCTATATACTTAAGGGGGAATGATATATGCCATCAATTTCATTAACTTCCTTACAGCCTAGAGTTCCTGGAAACTATAGTGATCCATTTTTAATGATTGAAAACTATATTTATCTTCATCATGTTGATAAATTTTTAGTTCTTCCTTCGTTTGTGGATTCCGTTACTGATACTCAATCAGTTTCTTTTCAAACTTCATATCCACTATCCAGATCAGCTCCTATTTATTCTTATGCAAATTCTGGACCCAGAGTTGTGCAAGCAGCTTTTAATTTACATAGGGATCTGTTATATGATATCAACAAAGATGTTAGCAATTTAAATGTGACTGTGGATAATGACTATGTAGATTTATTCATTAAATACATTCAAGCAGCGGTATTACCATCGTATGAAGCAGCATCTAAAATGGTAAACCCACCTATGCTTTCATTACGATTAGGTAATGATATTTTTATAAAAGGAGTTATTACAAGTCAGGTCAGTATTACCTATAAATACCCGGTTTTATCCAATGGTAGATACGCTAATGTGGAGATTGGTATAAATATATCGGAGATCGATCCTTATGACGCAAAAACCGTTTTAAATACTGGATCTTTTCGCTATGTATCCACTACTTTAGAAAGGTCCAATGTTTCTGTAGATGGAGATAATGGTTTTGCAACTGTAGGTAATCAAGGTAGAGCCGCCACAAACTCTTCTGGAATATTAAGAGGAGGACATTGATATTATGGATGTGTTGAAGAATAAACAATATAAAGAATATGATAGATTATCAAGATATAGTTCTTTTCCTATTTTTTATAATGTTTTAGATAAAAAATATGTAAACGAAACTCCTACCAGATTAGATCAAAATACTGAGTATTCTTTATATAAAGTTCTAAATGGAGAATCATATGATTTAATCGCGCTTAGAGCATATAATAATCCTACTTATTATTGGATAATCTGTGATTTCAATAATATCCAGAATCCATTAATCAATCCTCTACCTGGAACCTATCTTAAGATTCCGGTTTTATCCACGATAGAGTTTTCTAATTATTAAGGAGAATATAATATGGGTGTAACATTTAACTCAACAACTCAATATCTATGGGCCACCTTAATGAATAATGGTATGTCTATTACTGGAGCTGCTGGAATGATGGGTAACATTTATGCAGAAAGTAATTGTTGTCCAGAAAGAGTTCAAGGAGATTTTAGTTCAGGATATAGTAACTCTAAGGCTTATACCGAACAGGTAGATAAAAAAATAATCAGTGAATATGATTTTGTTCATAACGGTCCTGGGGGCGGTGGATATGGTCTTTGTCAATGGACATATTACACTAGAAAACAAAATTTATATGATAATACAGTCAAACAAAATATTTCAATTGGAAATTTAGATGCTCAAGTAAAATTTTTAATTGCTGAATTAAAAACTACTAGATACAGTACAAGAGATGAAGGAGTAGAAGGAACCACTGTTTGGGATGTAGTTAAAGCTACTGCATCTAATACTATTGCACAATGTAGTAATGCTATCTTGTTAAATTTTGAAAAACCGGCAAATATGGAGAGCAAAAAAACTCAGCGTGCAAATTATTCTCAAGAATATTTTGATAAGTATGCTACAAGTTCTCCTAATTATCAAAATTATTTAAAAGTTAATAATTTAAATAGTTTAGTAGATATTGCTTTATCTGAAGCGAGACTTGAAGTAGCTGAATCTCCTCCAGGTAGTAATGCTGTTAAATATAATACGTGGTATTATGGAAGACCTGTTAGTGGTGATGGGTATCCATGGTGTATGGCTTTTGTGCAATGGTGTTTAAATCAAGCAGGAATTACGGCTTATAAGACCGCCAGCTGTACTGATTTTATGAATCATTATTCTGCATATAGTGTAGATAGACAAAAATTAATTCCAGGTGATATCATACTTTTTAGTAAGACCAGCATAATTTCTCCAAGAGCGGATCATGTTGGTATAGTAGTAGAAGCTCCTGGAAATGGTACTTATATAACAGTAGAAGGAAATACTTCCAGTAGTACTGGTTCTCAAGATAACGGAGGAATGGTTGCTAAAAAAACTCGTTATTTGAGTAAAAATAGTATAAACCAAGGTGGAGGTATTATTAAAGGGATACGCCTTGAGGGTGCAAACTCCCAGGGCGGTTCCTCATCTGAAATTCCTTCTTGGATTGTTCCAAGTTGGGTTATAAATGAAGTTGAAAAGACATCCTCAAATTTAACTGGAATTTTTTCCAGTATGGTATGGTCAGATTTTAAAACTGGTTCTGCTATATCAGAAAAAGAAATAGAATATAAAGAAATTACAACTCAGATTAAATCTGATAAAATATCTTCTATTAATACTGATGCAAATACTATAAGAGCAAGAGGGACTAGTCTTTTAACTACCCCAACATTTGTTGAAAGCCCATTTATAATTTTAAAAGTTGGAAATTATACTTTTGGATCTTATATTCAAAAGGGTGATATAAATAAAAGAAATTCTACTATAAAAATTACATATCCTAATTTCATGACGGCAATAGATGTTATGAAAATTAATGGGGTTGTCAATCAATATACTATTCAGATGGTATATCAGATACAAGCAGGACAAGATCCTAATATGATTGATAAAATCTTTAGTTCTGTTGGTTATGGAACTGTATATATAAGTTATGGAGATTGGTCTTCTCCAGCTTTTATATATAAGGAAGAAGAAGCGATTATTACTAAACTTTCTTCAAATATTGATTTTGCAAATTCTAGAATAATGTATACGTTGAATTGTACGAGTAATTCGATTTCTCTAATGGGAGGATATTTTAATTTTCCAGCTCAAGAAAATAAACCCAGTAATATTATTTACGAATTATTATATAACAGAAATTCAACTTATAAGTTAATTGATATATTCCCCGGTATGAAAAATGATACTTTAGTAAGATCAAAAGGACTTATTCGCACAGATGATAAAGTGGTAAAGATTGAAGCAAAATCCGGTATTGATCCATTATCGTATCTTAATTATCTTGTTTCTTGTATGACTGATTCTGCAGAGACGGATACTGGATTAAGAACTTCTAATTATTATTTAACTTTATGTGATGATGTATCTGGGGAATTTGGAGGTTCCTATTTCAAAATAACTAAGGTATCCGCTGGTGGAAATAGTGTTGCTTTAAGTTCTGCTAATATGTATGAAGTTGATATTGGTTATCCTGGAGATACTCTAGTAACAGATTTTAGATTATTAACCGATAATTCTTGGGCTTTACTATACAAGCATTCTCAAGATGTGTTACCGGAAGTTTATACTTATGATATTGATAATTCTGGTAACATAGTAAAAAATTCAGCCCCGAATGTATTATTATCAAGTAAATATAATCGAGTTACAGAAACACAGCGAAGTTGGTGGACTCAAATGACCCAATTTCCTATTACTGCAACTTTAGAGGTAAAGGGATTAGTTCGACCTGCGTTACTAATGACTTATTTAAGAATTAATGTTCTTTTCTATGGACAAAGACATATATCAAGTGGAATATATGTAATAACTAAACAACAAGATAGGGTAGATTCAAGAGGTTATAGAACAACTTTATATCTTACCAGAATAGCCGGAGATTTAGATACGATTCAAAATAAAACCGTTTCGATTAAATCAAAGATTCCTGTATAATATATAGAAAGGAGAAATCTTATGTACCGGGCAATTATTCAATCAATTGATTCTAATTATCAAGTAACAGTTAGAATTCCTTTTTATGATTATGCAGAAGATTCTCTTGGTTCAACCACTAATTCAAAATTATATAAGGCATCTATTTGTACGATGCCTGGATGTAAACCGGCGTATGTTGTAGGGGATATTGTTTATGTAGATTTTGAGAATAATGATTTAAGTAAGCCAGTTGTTCTTGGAGTACTTTATAGAGAAGGCTCTTTATCTTCTCTTGATATATCTTGTCAATCTATGACTAGTGAAATATCTACTACTTTATCTTCAGATACTACAATTGGAAATATAACTAAAGATGAGATTAAATCTTTATCTAGAGTTTCTGATAATATCCAATATCAAATTGCAACTTTACAGGAAATGCTAAAACAACTTATGGATAGCGAGGAATAATAATGTATTCAATTAATTTTCCTAAGATGTTTTCAAATTCTTATACAAATCTTTTATCTGATTATGATGCTACTTTAAATAATTTAAAAATGTTATTGTATTCCGATAAATATTCTTTATTAGGAGATCCTTACTACGGCACAAATATAAAAAGAATGTTATATAATCAAAATGGTTCTTTATTGAAAGATATTCTAATAGATGATATTTTTTCTGCTATTGTAAATTTTATGCCGCAAGTTAGGGTAGATAGAAAAGATATTGAAATTAGACAAGATAAACAAAATGTATCTGTTTTCATAAAATGTACTAATATGGTTGATTATACTACTAATTTATATGAAATACAACTTATGACTGCAGAATAAGGAGGACCCAGATGAACGATATAGTATCTCCTCTTCAATCTCTTAGTTATACAAACAAAGATTTTACTGCCATCTATGAAGAACTTTTAGATTTAACTAAACAGTTAACTTCACAGTGGGACCCAAGTATTTCTAACGAATCTGATCCAGGAGTAATTCTATTAAAACTGAATGCTATAATAGCTGATAAATGTAACTACGCCATTGATAAAAGTGTTTTGGAATGTTTTCCACTATCTGTTACTCAAGAAGCTAATGCAAGACAATTGTTTGAGCAACTTGGGTATTATATGCACTGGTATAAAGCTGCTGAAACAGATGTTTTTATTAAATGGATTGGGGATATTAGCAGTACAAACATTACTATACCTAAATTTACTATGGTAACAAATAATGATGCTGATATTATTTATACCTTACTCGGTCCGGCATCCCCTACGTTATCTACTCAATATAATATCGCAGATCAAACTTTATCTTGTCTTGGTAATGAGGGTATAACGTTTAAAGCAATTCAAGGCGTCGCAGTCAATTATGAAATCAATGGGGAGACTTTAATTACAACAGCTCAACTTGATATGAATAATAGATTGTATTTTCCAACAACCGATATAGCTGAAAATGGAATCTTTATTCGAAATGCCGCAGAAGAAAATTACACCTCTTGGGTAAAAAAGGATAATCTTTTAGTAGAAAATCTTGGTAATACTTTTTATTCTTTTGGAATTGCAAGAGATGGTTCAGCATGTTATATAGAATTCCCGGAAGATGTAGAAGCTCTTTTTAAAGAGGGTATTTATATTACTTATGTTAGAACAAATGGCGAATATGGAAATGTTAGTGCTCAATATTTAACTAAGTTTTATAATTTTAATACCGTTATTCAAGGGACTTCGGTAATCTCGATTGATGAAAATAATGTTTTAGTTTCTAATTATCGGGCAGGTATAAATGGACAAAACACCCAAGATATAAATGATGCTTATCGAGGATATAAAAGAACCGTTGGTACCTTCAATACATTAGTTACTTTAAGAGATTATATTAATTATATTAATAATTCTGGTTTGGTTTCTAATGGATTTGTTTGTGATAGAAGAAATGATATTCAAACTACTTATAAAGTTATATCTTCTATTAACGATGTTGATCAGACTATAACTCAAATTGAACCGGATCAAGGGGTAAATGCTTTTACTCTTAAATTGTATTTATTAACATATGTGGATACTGTTAATTTAGAAAATTATACGGTTACTTTTAAACTATTAGATAATCAAGCACAAAATACGGTTAAAGAATATATTTATGATTCTCAAACTATCAATCATGAATTTCTGGATTTATTAGATCCTACCCCAACGGAATCTCATATTTGTCTTTTCAAAAATAAGTGCCCTATAAACTGCACTATTATCACTCAAAGCGCATTAACAGATGCTCAAACAACCGAAATGAGATTAAATATTGTCAATGCTCTTTACGAAGAATTCAATTCTAAAAAATTATCTTTTGGAGATAGTTTTCCATATGATTTAGTTTATCAAACCATAGTCAATGCTGATAATCGTATTAAAAATGTAAGCTTAGATAATTTAGATTATACAACTTATGCCGTATATCAAAATAGTAATAAGAAGTTAACTTATACTAGTGTCAATGGTACCTATAAGTGGTTAGATGATAATTGGAAAGAAGAGAGTCCTTCAAAATATGGTCTATACCCAAGAAATGCTATTGAAGGAGCGCAGTTATCTTTACCAACCGTATTTGAAGAAGTAAATATTAGTGACTTAAATGATATTGTTTTTTCTGCTACTAATAATAATGAATTAACTATAGAAGTAGACGATGTTGCGTTTACCAATTACGTAGGTCTTGAACATTGCTATGAAGAACAAGTTTTTTCTTGCGTAGGTGTTTCTAATACTTATGGATGGGTACTTGATAATCAGGTAGTTAACTTGGCTGATTATGGTATTACTCTTACCGGAACCCCCGTTGAAAACGATCAAATTCATATATCCTTCGAAAGAGATTTATCAGATGGGGTTATTTCTGGAAGTTCTGGTTTAAATTTAAATCTTAATCAAAGTACTTTTAAAACCAAGATGGGAAAAACCACATCCGGGGCCTTAGATTTTACTTATTTGTTAGTTTCAACGAATCCTCAGTGGGTAATTGATGGTGTTCCAGCTAATCTTGACAATTATGGAATTGCAGTTGCTGGTAATGCAGATGCAGGAGATATGATTAAGGTTAGACTTTCCTACGCCCATCAATTTAGAAACGATGTTTATGTTAAATCAGTCTTAGCAGGTATTACTCAATTCTTTATCAAAGATGAAACTTTTGATTATAAATTGAATAATAAATTTAGAAATCAAGTAAATAATATTGAAAAATTATGGTCAAACGTTGATATTTCTTTTAATGCTAATTCAGTTGATGATATTTACAATAATATTTATAAGTTAAAACCTAATGAAGCTTTACAATTTTATGCTCCTAATATGATTGAAAAAGATAGATATTCTAATTTTGTAAAGTTTGAATATCATATTAATCATAATATTAATAAGGATGCAGATTACCAATTAGGAATAAATGAATACATTATTTTTTATTGGAAAAATTCTGAAGATGATGTATATCAATATCATAGCTATGGAAATGGAACTATTATTCATCCATCCTTTGCTTTAGAGGCATCTACTGCTTATACAAATGTTGCAGATAACCCTAATTATTTTCTATTGTCTTTTACTGAGGTTTCTCAAGGGGATTATGCATACGCGGAAAAAAGCTCTGCGGAATATGGGGATATGAGTCAAGCCTGTAATAGAGCGGTTACAGAAATAAGAGAATCAGAAAAAATATTATCTAATACAAAAAGCATAAGTATTAAAGAAATCAATCAGTTCGTTATTGATACTAATTCAAATTATGGTTTATATTGGATTTTAAATACTACTGAAAACGGAAAATATACTTTATTTACTGAAGGTCAATCAACCAGGGTTTTAAACACTGATGAAATGTTCATTTTTACGAATCCAACATATACTAGCTACACTGTACTAGGTGCGGGAACTGAATTGGTAAGAAATGAAATTGGAACCAGATGGGAAGTTACGGCAACTGATGCTACCGCTATAGTTCAAGAGGGTTTGAATGCTTTACATGATTTGTGGTTTATAATTCCTACAAATGCTACTCTTCTGGTAACGGAAAATATGTTTACAACTATTGGTAATCAGTCGGAAATCAAAATTGATATTCCAAACGAAGGAAGCAGTATTAATACTTATACTTGTACGGCCTATCCTTCTTCTGGATCTACTCTTCAGGTTGAATACTTAGATGCTTCAGTTTGGTGCACCACTCCTTATGCTGGACTAGGCCTTACTACTCTTAATTATAATGGGGAATCATGGACTATTTCTCAAGATGGAGAGACTTATACAGTACTTCCAGAGGCCGTTGGACTTACTATTGATGATACGGATTTAGTTGAAGGAGATAGTATTGAAATTACTGAATATCTAGAATATGAATTATCTTTTGATCATAGTACTTGTAATATTGTGGTACCAACTGGAGAAGGAATATATCGAGTAGGAGAATATCCTCAATTATCGGATTTCAGTATTAAATATAAAACCATAGATTCAACCGAATGGAAAGCTCTGGGAGATATTATTTTAAATCAGCAATCCGGTTGGAGTGCTCGTTCATTATTAGGCATTAAAATTTCACCCACTAATCCTCAAATATTACTATCGAATCAATCTTTCTATTATATGATTGAAAATGATGATACTATTTATAATATTGAAGGATCAAATGTGACGGAAGAGGATTATGATAATAACATTCCTGCAACATATCCATGTGGAGTTTTATCTTCTTTTACTGTTTCAGGAGATGGCGGGGCAACGATTGATACTTATGTCGACACGTATTTTTCAGGTGATGTAACGAGAGAATATTTATCTTTGTATGAATTTGAACTTGTTAAAGATTTACCACAAGTCACTAGTTTAACTAATTCTCAAAAAGTTATTTTCAAAGATAATGGAGATGTAAGTTTTACTTTTTCGCCAGAAGTAAATAATAGAAGCATATTTATTTCTCTTCCTAATGGTGAATATATTATTGCATTGAAAAATTATGAAGCAGATTTAAATAATGTTTATATAGCCTTAGATGGAATTCCATTGGTTCATATGGGAGATAGAGAAACTACTGATTGTTCTGCTGCTGGGGTATATTATTTGCATCTACCAATTTCAAGCACGTATAAAAATAGAAGTTGTACTTCCTCTGTAACATCTTTAACAGTTCGTACTAATTCTACTTTTAATACAGTATATGGAAACGGTAGTTATTCTTTTACAATTGAACAAAATACTTCTAATCTTTCTAATCCTTATCAACTCAAGGATAATTTAGGTAATATTCTTCTTCCAAGTGGTGGATCACCTTCGGGTGTGGATTATATTTCTTATGGTATACTCTTAGATAGAGCTTTAGGAAGTACTGATGTTGGAGGAACTATTCTAATAACAAATGAACATGAATTATCAGTTCATATAGAAAATCATTCAATTGATTGTACTATTCAAGTTTCGAATTGTTTTAAATATGTTTTCCCAGAATATATGACCTCTGATCAAATTGATTTCATTCAAGATTGGATTACGTATCTTGATACGAATAAGTTATTTAAATATAACTATGAAGTACCTAATGCTTTAAAAATAGATAATCCATTAGATCCAAAAGAATTTTTCAATTATAATCATATTTACAATCAATTCACAATTGGTCAACTTGCTGAAGTAAGATTGAAGTAGGTGATAGTAATGTCAATGATAAGATTACAAAATAGTGTTCCTCAAGAATATCCTTCTCAATCCAGAGATTTCCAATTGTTATGTAGATTGTATGATACTATATTCAATGGGATACAATTTGATATTTCTACAATAACTAGTATTTTGGATACTACTCAATGTAGGGATAGTATATTACCTTTACTACAAACTAAACTTGGATTATTTATCAATAAAGAAGTTGATAACTATTCGTTAAGATATTTTTTAGATGTTTTTCCATTATTGGTTAGAAATAAAGGGACGGCAAAGGCAATTCAACAAACAATAGTAACTTTTTTAAAGGTTAACAATATTGTTAGTCCAATCACTATTTATTATACTACTCAATCAATTTCTTTAGATAATCAATATGTGGTTCCAGATCATACAATCTTAATTGGAATTAATTCAAGTTTACAAGATAGCTCTTTGCTAGACGAAGTGTTTAAATATATTCTTCCAGCAGGAATTGGTTATTATTTATATTATTATACGGATATAAAAGTAATAAATCAAATAATAACAGAAGATAATGCTATCTTGTTATATGTATCCGATAATATCAATTCTCAGCTACATGGTAATAATCCTGCTTATAGTAATGAACACGCAAACAGAGTTGTAGGAGCTGTAGATA